GACAGTTTCGTCCGCTCGACCGCCGCCGGCATCGTGCGCGACTCGACCTACGACGACCGCACGCGGGGGCTTTACAACGTGGCGGCGCTCAACGCCGCACTCGAAAAGCGGCTCGGCGAGGCGTGGCAGCTGCGCGCCGGCGCGAAGTACACCTACAACGACATGCACAACGAAGCGCTCTACCGCTACCTCCGCCCCGAGGGGTGGGAGACGCTCGACGCGTACAGCTACGTCACCGACTATACCGAACACATCACGGCCGCCTACGCCGCCGCGACGCTGAAAAAGGGGCATTGGAACGTCGTGGCGGGGCTGCGCGGCGAATATACCCGCACCACGGGTTACGGCAGCGACGTGCGCCAGCGTTATTTCAGCCTCTTTCCCAACGCCAACCTGACCTATGCGTTCGATGCGGCGGGACTGTGGTCGCTCACGGCGCAGTACGCCCGCAACATCTCGCGGCCGGGCTTCTGGGCGCTCAACCCGATGCGAATGCAGATTTCGGACTACACCTACCAGTCGGGCAACCCCGACCTGCTGCCCGCCTACACCGACAACCTCTCGCTCACGGCCGTCTTCGCCGGAAAGTATTCGCTCAGCGCCGGCGCCCAACTCCACCACGACGAGATCGCGCAGGTCTTCGGCAGCGACGCCGCCGACGCATCGATCACCAACCTGCGTTTCGAGAACCTCGACCGCACGGAGCAATACTTCGCCGCGGCGAATATTCCCCTGCAACTCACGAAGTGGTGGACGCTCAACGCCAACCTCACGGGCATCTGCCGCCGCGACCGCATCACCGCCGACGCACCGCTGCGAACGACGTGGGCCGCCTTCGCCAACGCCGCGACGACCTTCACGCTGCCGCGCAAGTTCTTCATCGAAGCCGAATACTACGCCATGAGCCGCTTCCGGCAGGCCAACCTCGACATGAAGAGTTACCACAGCGTGACGCTGAGCCTCAAAAAACGCCTGCTGGACAACCGTCTGACACTCACGGCGCAGGTAGCGAACCTCTTCGACCGTTCGCAGCGGTTCGTGGCCGAGACCGAAACCTTCGTACGCGACCTGCGGGTATCCAACGACTGGCAGCCCCGCCGCTTCGTACTGACGGTCAACTACAACTTCAAGACCGGCAAGTCGTTCAAGGCCCGCAAGGTCGAGAGCGGCGCCGGAGACGAAAAGGGACGGATGTAAAAGAAGCCGACATCGGAAACCGAAACGGCACGGGAGTTTTTCTGAAAAGCTCCCGTGTGTCGTTTTCCGGCCGATTCCGTTCGCGATCGTCGAAAAATCCCGCCTCGTTCTTAGGTGTTTTTATCCGCCGGCGTGTATATTCATAATGAAAACCTTTCGACACATCGAACCTCAAACTACAAATTTATGAAACGAGAAGAGATCAAAAAGCCCGACTACATGGCAGGAATCCGCCACACGACGGTCGGCAGCGACAGACACGACGTTCGCAGAGAGAACTTCCGAAACAAGACCGTCCGGACAGCAAAACGCCGGAGCGGTCTTATCGGAAGGCTGTTCGCCTGTTCTGCGACGCTGGCACTGGCACTCGGCGCCTGCACGGACGACGCCCCCGTCGAACAACCGAAAAGCGGAGGCGTTGACCTGACCTGCATCGTCGAATCCGACCTGACGGCGGCTCTCGGATCGTCGACGGACGACAGACACCCGTGGGAAAGCGGCGACAGGATCGGAGTCTACGCCGTATCGTCGGCACCGACGCTCAATGCCGAAGCCTCCGTCACAACGAACGATGGCACAAGCGCGATCGCATTCCACGTCAATCGCGCCGAAACCGGCGACAAGCTCCATGCCTATTTTCCCTACACGAAAGACAATTCGTCCAACGATGCGAAAAACGTGGCGCTGTCGATCGCTGCCGTACAGTCGCAGTCCGAGGCCGGCGCATTCGACATCGCGAACCTGCCAATGGTCTCCTACCCGCAAAGGCTCGACGCCGAGTCCCTCTCTGAGATACCCGCCCTGCAAATGCACGTGCTGGGAGGAATTCTGCGCGCAAAGGTCTTCGCAGACGGACAGTACGGAGACGAGAAGGTGCAATCGATCGCTTTCGCCGACGAGAATACGCCGATGGCCGGTACGTTTAAACTGGATCCATAATTTTTATAACAAACGGGTATAACAGTATCAGAGCGTGATTTGATATTCAGCAAGTTAGAAAAGAGACGAAAAAACGAATGGGTGAATTTCCCCGAATTTCGTCGATTTTTTCAGAAGGAAAACCGAATTTCGGACACTCAAATATACGAATAAAACCGAAGATTTCAAAGTCGAGGTAAAAAGTTCGGGATAATTCGGCGAGAAGCGCCCAGAAAAGCGACAGAAGCGGCTCAAAAACGGCCGCTTTTTTCGTGCGTAATAATCTATGCAACTCATTGAAAAGATGCAGGAAAAGCGCAGGAAACGGAGCAATTCAACGGGATCGAAACGAGTTCGACCGAGGCCGGGACAAAAGCGAGACAAAACGGGCGCAGATCGTCATCGAAACACTGGAAAAACGGCTTGAAAACGGCGTAAAAACGGAGGTCGTACAGCCTCCGTTTTTCAATACTCGAAAAGGTGTGTTTTTGCAATGGTGTCACCAATGGTGTCACAAAATAATTTTAATGGTGTCACAAAATCGTGTAAAAAAGGTACATGAAAACAGGGGGTAAATGTATAAAATACCCTTGTTTTTGCGGATTTTGGTACGCTTTGGGAGGGGGTAAATGCAGGAAAAATGTGACATTATTGGCATTTTGTACGCATTACTATCTAAGTGTCAACTATTTACGTTTAATGGATCAGGAGTTAACCTATTATAACTCAAAAAAATAACCCGTTCGTCTTACTCGAACGGGTTATTTTATACTATTGAGTTACTAATTGTTTTTCTCAAATTGCGACAAGCGCTCCTCTAAATGTCCAATCAAATTCGCTTGCTCTATTAATTGATTTTGTGATGATTTTATGAATTCTAAAATATTAGCATCGATTTCATTAGATATTTTGCTATTCTGGCGATATTTTTCGCCAACACCAAGGATGAGCCATTCTAATGATATTTCAGGAAATGCAACAATAAATTTCGTCAAAACATCTTCGGTAATACCTGTATTCGCCTCTAAAGTGCCACGTGACACTCCTATTTTTATGTAGAATTCTCTTCTACTAAGTGGTAAATCATCAGCCACTTGCAAAATTCTTTGTTTTATTGGCGATTTTTTTGCCGATTTTTCTTGCATATTGGCGAAATCTTTTGTTATATTTGCATCATGTTAACAGATGTTAACCGGACAAATATACGAAAAAGTTGCAAAAATGTCGAAGGTGTTAGTAGAGTCAGGGGAGAAGACGAAATTAGCGAAGTTGTTCGGCGTCTCACGCTTGACGGTTCTCCGTGCACTGAACGGTAAAACACAATCCGACCTTGCCAAGCAGATCCGCGCAACAGCGGTTCTTCGCGGCGGCGTAGAAAAAACCAATAAATAAGGATGCAATATGGAAATCAAAAAGCTTCGCAAAGATCACGGCCTTCGTCACGAGCCTATCCGCACGGGTAGCCGGGCCGCAGCCATCGACCTCGCCGCCCATGGAGTGAAACCGCATCGTGTGATGCTGGGTTTCGACGGGATGTTCTGGGTCGTATGTCCGGCCGATGCCTCCAAGCTGGCAGAGATGGGATGTGAATATGCCGATTAAAAAAAGGATAGCAATGAAAGATCAAAGTAAAATCGAGGCGATAATCGCCGACCAGAAAAGGATTCTCGTGCGGAACCGGCAAAGCCTGTTCCAGTACGCACGTCAGGCCGTCGAAAAAGATAATCCGGTCGCCGAGTCGATAATGGCCGATCTTCTGGCGGACAATGTACGAGCCCGTAACCGCATCGAGATGCTTCGGGATCTTCAAGGTAAATAATCAATAACAGGTGAGCTATGGAAAACGAATTTTTGATTTGCGCGAGCGATGTGCGTCTCGGTGCATGGACTCGAATCAAGTATGCCGTCTGGCGGTTTCAATACCGCACGCGGCGCGCCGTCTCCCGCCGGCTGCATCTTGCGGGCCGACGGATCCGCAAGCGGATGACCCCCGGCGTAGTCTGCCGGACGTACATTCTGAGATAACACAGTCGGGAGACTGCGGACGGCGGGCAGCAGCGTGGGAGCACGCATTATTTCTCATCGGTTTAGTTCTTTTCGGAGTTTAGGTTGTTGTTCCGGGGGTTCGAATCCCCCGCCCGCCGCAAAACCGTGTGAAGGTTTTTTGTTTAGTGTGACAGCAGGAAGAGACTGCGGTTCGCGAGGGGTGCTCCCTGCGAGCGACGGAGCCGGCAGGGCGACGGTTTTTTAAAGAGTTTTCCGTCGGGGGTTCGAGTCCTCCACCGGCACGAAGTTTCAACGCAATTTAATGAATAAAACGACCCGAACATGAAAATCGAGAAACTGACGCTTCCGGCCGCATCCGACCGCACGGCGTATGACATTGCCGACATGATCGACATCCGCTACCATCCGAGCGTGGCGCACGTCCGAATTCTGGATGATCTTCACGCGGAGGTCTCTACGGCCGACGACTGGATGGAGATCGTGAGAATGGACATCGAAACGTTTTGTCCGGACGCGACCTTCGAAAAAGTCGACAGATGGCAGGAAAATTGAGAACAATCGAACAGCAAACCGAAACACTATGAACTCCCAAGAAACGAACCCGATCGATCGCGCGATCCTCGCAATCGACCGCTCCATCCGCAAACACATCGACATCGAAATCTGCGACGCCTATGCTTCGGCTATCCGAGACATATATGACGATTGCGTCCGCATGAATGGCCGTGCGGTATTACCGGACGGCACGACCTTCGATTCGAGCAGGCTGCCGCATCAAGTGTCGCTGCCATACATCTGCAAGGTGTTGCAGGACAGTTCCCGCACACGGGGAATCAGTGAAACAACTGCCGAACCTCTGGGTCGTCGGGATGTGCGGCGGCATAAGCTCGCACAGCTTCGAGGAGCGATTCCTGATACGGTTCGTTGTACGGGATCATCTTCGCAATCCGATGCGCGATACCGTATGTCGACTGCGTTTCACCAACTTCTTGCAGGCGTCCCCTTACGAATGATACAGAGCACGCCAAATCAATTTCTGCTCGTAATCGATCGGCGCGATCTCTGTCGGGAGAAAGCGATAGACTTCGACATAGCGTGGCCAACTCTGAGTGATAGATTTTCAGATAGTGATGAAGACTGGCCCACTTTTGCTGAATAGACTGCGCCTGGCCATTGAACATACCGCGCGTGAAGAGTTCGAGCGTTTCGACGCGCGTCTTCAAAAGCAGGAAATCGAATTCGGAAACCATATATCTAATATTTAAAATGATACGTTCAAACACAACCGCTGACACACCGGAAAAGACCTATACAGAGTACATACTTATGAAGATGTACGCTTCGCTGTATTTTTCGAATAATATCGCCGATTTGCTGACTCCGGTCGATCGTCCCGATCCCAAACTGCGGGAAGCCTCTTTGGCTAATAATTCCCCACGTTCGATTCGATATAAACATTCGGGAACTCTGACCTTAACGACCGTTCTAAGTTATTCAGAAGTCGATGAAGAAACGTCGCGCGTTCGCGACCTAAACAAAACAACGTACCACACCTTACGCATCGCCGACCTTGTCGATCGGTACAATCGAGTAAGGTCTGCGCGTTCGTCGCACCAGGTTCGCACCGGCGTGAAATACCATAGAGACAGTCGAGATAGTCGGTAGCAGCTGCAACGGCTGCATATACCTCTTCGGGTGTTGTCTCCACTGATTTCGGGGAGATGTCGAAACTGAAAACAAACGAATAGACCATATAATGAATTTTTATAAAAAGAATCGCGATGCGACGATCAATCCTAACCCGACAAAAAGGAACGCGAATCCAGCGATTTCGGCGCCTGCTTCGAAAGGTGTCATCAGCTCTTCTGGTTCTGTATCTTGGGTTCGTTTACATACTTCTCGACGAGAACGCATCAGAAGACGATTTAATCGCAGCACTTGACAGAATAAAACGGTTGCGATGGCGACGATACCGAGTGCAATTGATATGGATGCCGATAACGCCAGAATCCGAGCTATGTTCATCGTTCTGTCAGGTATGCCAAGCGACGCAACAATGCCGAGAAGCGCACATCCGCCGACTGTCAATTGTTGGAGAAATCCTTGATGCAGCGTATCTCGACTACTCTGAATTTCTCGCAAAATACGGGCCTGCTCCGGATTGGGTATTCGATTAGATGCAGACGCCTGTAACGGCGATAGAAACGGAACTTTCATAATCGCAGATTTTTGTAGTTGACGGACAAAGATAGCGATTATCCCGTGAATCCGCAGGGGTTATCCGGAGCGATACCGGCACGGGAGCCAATAAAACGACCTTAAAATTCAGTATTATGATTCGGCAATGGATAAAAAAACTTCTCGCACCGATGGTACGAGAAGTTGTGGAAGAGCGGGAAGAACGAGTTAAAGCAGAAATTTATCAATCCGTTCTAAAAACTCTTGAGAAATGTCTGGACGATGCTTCAGAAACCGCTGCTTAGACTCTTGTATGGAGTCCTTGTAGAGGTCGAGTTGTTCTGGCGTCAACGACTTTTTCAAGGCTTTTATACATGTCATGATAGCCCAGAATCTAATTTCAAGTTCATCAGAAGTATTCATAATCGCTAAAATTTGGTTATTGCACGGACAAAGATAGCGATTTTTTGCGGGCACGGCCCGTACCTGTGCAGCTCAACGGCAGAGCCGCCGCCGAGGCGAGATCGGGGTTCGACTCCCCGCACAGGACACGACATATCATGGAAATTTATAAAGGCATACTGTGCATCAGCGGTACGGAGCTGACAGCACCCTCTGAGAATTCGGGGGGGGGAAATTGCTGAGTATCAGCTACCTTCAAAATTTAGTTTCAGAAAAGAAGGTCAATCGGTTGCACCGAGCATCGAAGGGCAGCCCCGCACTGTATGAATACGCGAGTCTTCCGCTGCGCATCCGCCGCGCCTGGGAGGAGCAGCACGGCGATCCGACGAAGCAGCCGATCAAGACGAAAGTCATCGATTTCATCCACTACGACGATAAGGCGCGTTCGTTCTACTCCGAGATGGTTCTTCCTTCCGGCGACACGCTGACGGCCTCCGACGTGCAGAAGTACACGCTCAACGCTTCGGTGTTGGGCGGCGTGCGTGAATACATCTCGTCGAAGCTGGCCGCGCGGAGTTTCTCGGGCCGGAAGACCACGAAGAAGGAGTTGTGGGCGGCCATCAGCTCGTCGATCGACGACGGCGAGTTCCGCAAGGCGTGGGAGCATACGCTTCCGACGTTCCCTGCGAAGCTGCGTGCCAAGTACGAGAAGTTCATCGCCGACGGCTACGCCTCGCTCGTGCATCTCGGGTTCGGCAACAACAACTCGCGCAAGGTGACGCAGCAGATCGAGCGGCTGCTGTGGGCACTCTACACGATGCCGAACAAACCCTTCGGGCTGGAAACGCACGACTACTACAAGATGTTCATGTGCGGCGCCATCGCCGTCTACGACAAGCAAAGCGGGGAGCTGTTCGACCGCGACGCCTTCATCCGTCAGGGTGCGCCGATGGAACTGTCGGCAGCCACCGTCCACAACTATCTCAACCAGGCCCGCGCCCGCGCTGCCGTGGACAAGCGCCGCAACGACTCGCTCTGGTACTCCGACCATCACATGCCCTACGTCCACCGCGAGCGGCCGAAGTTCTCGCTGTCGCGCCTGTCGGCCGACGACCGCGACCTGCCGCGCAAGGATCGCAGCGGCGTCGCCCCCTTGGCCTATTACATCTACGACATCGCCTCGACGGCCGTCGTGGGTGTGGCCTATTCCAGAAAGAAAGACAAGGCGCTGTTTCTCGAATGTTTCCGCGACATGTTCCGCACCCTTGTCAGGAAAGGTCTCCCCATGCCTGCGGAGATCGAGTTGGAACATCACCTCGCGTCGGATTTCCGTGACGAGATGTCGACGATGTTCCCCTTCGTCCGTTGGTGCCGGCCGGGCAACGCCCGCGAGAAGTACGCCGAGCCGATGAACCGTTCGAAGAAGATGACCGTCGAACACCGCAACCACCCCAACGTGGGGCGTTGGTGGGCACGCGGCGAATGGTACACACAGCGTTCGGCGAAGGTCGACAACGAATACGTGGAGAAGCTCTACGATTATTCGCAGCTCGTACAGGAGGATCGCATGGACATCCTCGAATACAATATGGCGCCGCACCCCAATCAGAAGAAATACCGTGGCATGACGCGCTGGCAGGTGCTGCTCGAACAGTTCAACCCGAATCTCGAAAACGTGAACCGCGCCCTGGTGACCTACTGTATCGGCGACAAGATCCGCACGAGCGTGCGCGCGAACCAGTTCGTCATGGCCGCCTGCCGCGAGTTCGTACTGCCGTCGCCCGAGGTGCTGGGACGGTTGGAGCCCAACAACTACAAGGTGGACGCTTACTGCCTGCCCGAAGAGGACGGCACGGTCAACGAAGTATTCCTGTACCAGGGCAGCCGCTTCCTGTGCCGCTGCGAGCCGTTGGAGGCATATCAGACGGCGACGGTCGAACAGACGGATCGCGATCTGGAAATCCGCGAGCAGCAGTTCCGTTACATCGAGGCGTTCAAGTCGCAGGTCAAGAACGATCTGGCGGATGTGCCGCATGTGGGAATCCTCAAACACGACGACCTGCGAGCCGTCGACGAGGTGCAGGATGTCGAGGAGGTGGCCATCCCGACCGCGGCGGACGACCTGGCACCGTTCGACGTCGACACGGAGATCGATTTCGACGCTGTACGCCGTCAGGCCAAGAAGAATCTATCCAAAACCCAACAGAAATATGGAACAGCATCTTAGAGACCGTGTGCTTGCGGCCTTACGCGAGCAGCGGCAGAACTTCGGCGGCAGCGCCGCGCAGTTCGCCGTGTCGTTGGACATCAACCCTGCGCAGCTGTCGCGCCTGATGAAGGGCGACACGGAGGGCGTCGTGAGTGCTCAGAAATGGGAACACCTGGCGCATGTGCTGGGCGTGGAGCACGACAACACGTGGCGCGCGGCCCGCACGCAGGTCTACGAGTACGTCACGCAGCAGCTCGAAGAGTGCCAGCGCAGCAGCATGTGCGCGATCCTGGTCGACCGCGCGGGCGTGGGCAAGACTTTCGCCGCGACGATCTACAAACGTTCGCACCGCAACGTCGTCTATGTCGACTGTTCGCAGGCCAAGACGCGGCGCAAGCTGCTGCGCACGATCGCCCGGCAGCTGGGCATCGATACGGCCAAGACCTACGACATGCTCTACGACGCCGTGGTCTACGCGCTCAACACGGCCTTCGAACGGCCGCTGGTGATCCTCGACGAGATGGGCGATCTCAAACGCGAATCGATTCTGGAAGTGAAGGCATTGTGGAACGCCACGCAGTACCGCTGCGCGTGGTACGCCATGGGTGCCGACGGATTGAAGAAACGCATCGACACGGCCATCAGCAACGAGGTCGTAGGCTTCGTGGAGTTGTTCAGCCGCTTCGGCGGACAGTACAACCACGCTACGCCGGAGGACGACGCCTCGGCGATGCAGTATCTATCGAAGGACTGCGCGGCGATCGTCAAGCTCAACGCCGACGCCTCGGTCAACGCCGCACAGCTCATCCGTCGCTGCAAGGCGAACCCCCGTATGATCTACAACGAACTGCAATTTGCGCGATGAGAAGCAAGTACTATATGAGCGTCGAGGAATTTCTCTCGATCAAGTTTAAAACCCTGAATCTTCCGAAAGAATGGGAGGAACATTTAGGAAAGGTCTCGCAGGGTGCGTCGATCTTCTGCTTTGGCAAGCCTGGACAAGGTAAGACATCCTATTTGACGAAGATGGCCATGATGTTCGGAGCAGCAGGCTATAAAACACTCTATATTTCCCTCGAAGAGTCAGTCAGCAGATCGTTGCAACTGGCCGTCGAGCGTGCTGCTCTCCTCTATGGGTCCGGAAAACTGAACATCGCCAAGCCTGAGTGTACGTTTAACGTATTGGATGAGATGTTGTCGCAGCGTAATCCAGTACAAGTCCTCTTCATCGACTCTGTACAGTATCTTACAATCTCTGATCTTGACTATAAAGCATTCGTTATGCGCCACCCCAAGACAACGATTATCACGAACAGTCATGTCGACAGCTCTGGCAATCCACGGGGAGCACTGGCGACCTCTCTGTGGTATCATGCTGACGTCAAATTGGAGGTTAAACATTTCGTTGCGGGAGTCACGAGCCGCTATGGTGGCGGAAAACCTTTCACAATCTGGAAAGAGAACGATGAAGCTGCTGCTTTATAAAAATAGAATTTATTCATCTTTTAATCTACGAGAACATGGCACGACAAAAGAAACAGATCATCACGGGCGTCACCCGTGAACGGATGGAAGATGCGTTCGGCGAGTACGCTGTGGCCGACGCACGCATTGCGAAGATTCAGGCGGACATGGATGTCCAGTTCACGAAGATCCGCGAGAAATACGCCGACGAGCTGGCCGAATTACAGCAGACCAAAACCGATTCGTTCGAGGTGATGCAGGTCTTCGCAACGGAGCATCGCGAGGAGCTCTTCTCCAAGCGTCGCAGCATGGAGACGACACACGGCATCATCGGATTCCGCACGGGAAATCCCAAACTGAAAAACCGCAAGGGCTTCACTTGGGCATCCGTACTCGAACTGGCGAAAACATTCATGCCCGCTTATGTGCGAACGGAGTTCGCACTGGCGAAGGACTTGATTCTGGCCGACCGCGACGAAGAGGGTATGGCGGAACAATTGACCAAGTGCGGCGTCTACGTGGATCAGGATGAGACCTTCTACGTCGAGCCCAAGAAGGAGCAGGAGACGGCATAATCATGGATCGGTCGGCAATATGCAGGGAGATCTACGGCTATCTTGCGCGGCTGGGTGCCAAGGATCGCAAGGAGGACATTCTGGAACCGTTCGGGAAATCGCGTCTGCGCGACCTAACGGATGCCCAACTCCTTCGCGTGCGGAACGACCTTTGGCTCGAAGCCGACAGGGCGATCAAGGCCAGCCGCAGCGAAGTGCTCTGCCTGCTCAGAGATCTCGGACTCTACCAGAAACCCTATTCGGAGACGTCGCGCGAGTTCTTCGCTCGCGTCGACGCCTTCGTCTCGCAGCCGCGCATCGCAGGGAAACCGTTCCGGTTCCTGACGATTGCCGAGCTGCGCAAGCTTTGCAAAAAACTTCGGTTATTGCAGCTCAAGGGGGTGAAGGTCGCCGAACGGCCTCGTATATTATCCAACTTAAAACCATCGTAACTATGCCGAAGCCGAATTTAGTCTACTTGGAACGCGTTGCCGAGGTGCAGCGTATCACCAAAGAAGAGCAGACCAGAACGGGAAAATCGTTGTACAAGATATCCAGAATGATGATGGATGCCAGCCGCAAAGAGGCGCTCTGTCTGCTCAGAGACCTCGGGCTCTACCAGAAACCCTATTCGGAGACGTCGCGCGAGTTCTTCGCTCGCGTCGACGCCTTCGTCTCGCAGCCGCACATTGCAGGGAAACCGTTCCGGTTCCTGACGATTGTCGAGCTGCGCGAGCTTTACGTCAAACTTCGGGCCTTGAAGCGCAAGGGGGTGAAGGTCGCCGAACGGCCTCGTAATTATCCAACTTAAAACAATCGTAACTATGCCGAAGCCGAATTTAGTCTACTTGGAACGCGTTGCCGAGGTGCAGCGTATCACCAAAGAAGAACAGACCAGAACGGGAGCGCCGCTGTCCAAGATATTCCATAGGACGATCGAACCGCGCTTCCGCATATCGATTCACACTTTCAGAAAATACCTCGCCGAGCCGCGGATTCTCGGACGGATCGAGGCGTTGAAAAAAGAGAAAAGCCATGAGTAAAATCTTCATACCCGACAAAGATCGCCGTCTCTTCACGCTCGAAGCGTGGATGGCGACAGACGATCCTACGACGGCATTCTCCGTCGTGCTCTTTACAGGAAACAACCTGCTCGAAATTGCAAAAAACGACTTACATGGCTATTTCGATTTCGAGGCCGCGCAGTATGTCGCAGCTGAATACTACAAGGGCTTCCGCTGCCCGACCCGGCACGAGGCAATCGAAATGTACGACGCACGATTCCGAGGGTTGGACGAAGCATTCGAGAAGATCGGCGGAAAGCCCGCAAGAACAACTGGCTGGACGAGTGAAGCCGACCCCGACCCGAATTACAGTTTCAGAAACGCGTTCATATACAACGGCAATTCGGGCGGCGTGGTCAGCAGAGACAAGCATAGCATGTTAGTCGTACGTCCGGTACGGTTATTCAAAAAGTGAGACCATGACGCACGCCTCCCTATTCAGCGGCATCGGCGGCTTCGATCTGGCGGCCGCGTGGGCCGGCTGGACGAACGTCTTCAACTGCGAGATCGACCCGTTCTGCCGGCGCGTATTGAAGTATCATTTTCCCGAATCGGAACAATATGGAGACATCGAGACAACAGACTTTACTGTTTGGCGCGACCGCGTCGACGTGCTCACCGGCGGATTCCCGTGCCAGCCGTTCAGCCTCGCGGGCATGCGTTTTTGAATAACGATCGAAACGGATACCGAAAGCATATAAAGGTCGATAATATCGAGAGGCTGTAAATATTTTTTCGCAAATCGATCGCCTGCGACCGCCAAAACGAATTTTTTAACCAATATAATTATTATGATTACGATAACTTTCGGTAAATGGGTGTTAGCGCTGGGATTTAATTATTCGTATAATGGCTCATGCTTCTATTCTTCGTTTGCATTCTTACCAACCGTTAGATTTATATGGGTGAGAGTTCTCGACCGAAATCTTTACGAGTTTCGAATCGAGTTCCTGAATTTGTTTTATTCCATTTCCTTTAAGGAAGCCGCGAAACCTGAGAATTGAGCGAAATACGAACGAACAGATACTTACGGTCTGCTCGTTCGTCATTTTGTCGATATTTTGCGAGAATCTCGCTATTTTATCGATACGTCTCCGATCTCGACGCTGACGGATACGCGTCGGGTTTGCGGTTCGGCCGATGTGTCGATAACCGTCACGGCATACTGTTCGAGGTTGACGATGGTGCTGTCGTGGTCGTGATCCGTGACGGATCGCATTCGGGTGAATGTTCCGGCATAATCGAGCCTCAGATCGCGCAGTACGATGCGCAGGGCGCCGAGCAGTTCGAAATCCTCTACGGCAGGATCGGCGGTTCGTCCCACGGCGGACGTCCGTCCGCGTACCTTCGTCGCGACGTAGATGTTCACGAGCACCGTTCCGCGCTGTACGTGCCGTCCTACCTGCTGCCACTGTATATCCGAGAATTCGATCAACGCGCAGGGATAGCGCAGCACCTTCTCCTCTTCGAGGTGTGCGAACTGATTGTTGTAACGGTCGACGTATTCGACCAGTTTCGAGTTCAGGAGCGCCTGCGCGAGATCGAGGTAGAGCCGTGCCCGAACGTCTTTCGTCTGTCTTTCATCCATGATTCAATGCTATTTAATCGATGTTTCAAATGTCGAATATCTCTTCCACGGCGCGCTCTACGATGCGATCGAGCTTTCGGTCGAGCATCAGGCTGTCGCCCATGAACTGCCGCTGCGGCAGCTGCATGTGGCGTGTGTGGCTGCGCACGGTGTAACTCTTCCCGGACTCGATGCGCTTGAATTTCGTCTTCTCCTTTCCCGTTCGCGTCGTATACTTCTCGCTCACGGTGGCATAGGTATGCCGGGTATGTGCCCGCACGGTGACGGTCTCGTCGACGCCGAAGTTGTGCGCGGCGGCATAGGGCGCTTCGGCGGCAATGGTGATGCGACGGAACGTCGCCCGACGGATGCGGATCGATTTACGGAGCCTGCCTGACTTGACAAGGATCGCACGACGGCGGCGGCCGTCCGACTTTTTGCGCGGTTTCCATTTCTTGATGCCGTGCCCTGTGTCCCAGCCTTGTTTCGTGAACGAGTCGACGAAAAAGTTACGGGCCGCATCGGCCATGGCCTGCGGGAGTCGAATGCGCACGCGGTCGAGTCGATGCCGAAGTTCGCGCCAGGAGTAGGCGTATCCGTTGACAATGATTTTCTTTGCCATTACAATAGTGTCGTTTGGATGAATTTTTCTGTGCGACGTGCCGCTGTTCGTGCATGTTTCGGATCGATCTCATACCCCACGAATCGGCGTCCCAGTTTGGCAGCCATTGCACACTCCGTTCCGCTTCCGGCGAAGGGTACCACCACGAGCGCACCGGGACGTGTCGTGACCTGAATCAGATAACTGGTGATCGCCTCGCCTTTGACCGTGTCGTGCCCGTAGCGTTTCGATGCACCGGAATCTTGCGGAAACTGTAATACGTCGGTCGACCGTTCGGGAAGATTGAACGGCCGCCGCAGCTCCTCGTAGTCCTTGCGCAACTCCTCGTAGTCCTTGCGCAACTCCTCGTAGTCCCTGCACAGATACTCGCCGTCGAGACGATCGCCGTTGAAGAGGTTGCGAAGACGTTCATAATTCTCTCGGGTCGGCAATTCCCATTGTGAGCCGCGCGTGAACCAATGTCCGGCCATGCAGGTATGCAGGGCATCGTTGACACGCTTCGGTGTGAAGCCCGCCCGTTCCATTTCCGAGATCATGTAATCTACCAGGGGCTTCATGCACCGTGTCCGGCACATCCCCTGTTCGTATTCGAATACACGCAGAATCTTCCGAGCCTCGCCCTCCCGAATCTCAGGCTTCGACTCGTAGAGCAGGAACCTGTCGAAATTCGGGAAAAATGAGCGTTGTATATCTTTATTGAAAAAGGAATTCACCCCATTCATTCTCATCCACACTCCTGCATTTACAAATGTGAACAGTTCGTCGAGAACGACCTGCGAATAGGCTATTTTCTTGTCACTGCCCCACCATATCAGCGTACCGTTGTTTTTCAATAAACGCCGGCACTCTTCACCCCAGCGGCGGACATCGTTCAGGTAATCGTCGAACGTCGGCCATACGAAGTCGAAATCGCCTTTGTACTGGAAATAGGGCGGGTCGGCGATAATCAGATCGGCGCAATGGTCGGGCAACCGATTTTTCATAAAATCGCAGTTGTGTACGACATTTTCGGCGATTTCCGTCATAATTTTTTGGAATTAAGAATTTGATGATGTATATTTGCATTGCATCTTTACGGCAGTCTTCGGACTGCAAGTCCTGCCTGCGGACAGGGCCACCCAAGCGAGCCTCTTCGGAGGCTCGTGTTTTTTAGAATCTTTCGACCTCTCCATCGGGAAATATGACGATAAGTTCATCGAGCCGGTTGTCGCGCTTGGCTGCCGTGGCGCGTTCACGTATGCGGTAGTTTTGATTTTTGCCGCCCGTTGTCAACCGCACTACCACTCGGCGCGCCTGCTGCGCCGCCTTGTTGATGTTGCGCACCATGTTATTGGGAGTAGTCTGTTTGATCTCGAAGACGTGTCCGTCGAAAATCGCGTCGGCATTTTTGCGGGGATCAGGCGGCAACTCGCCGGCAGGATAGAAGCGCCGTTTCACCGCTACATCGTCCTTGTGAATATCCGGCAGCAGGGTCGCCTTGCGGACGATTCCTTTCCCGAGCAGGATGTCCGTTGCGGCGACGTTCTGCGCCTGTTCGTGGTCTCTATGCAGGCAGCTCACCTCCATGGTGTGGCCTTCGGGCGTTTTGGTGTCGAAATATGTGTTTTCGATGGGCGTATATTCGAGTGCGCGCGAAAAGGTTCTGCTGTCGATCCCTTTGAAATAGGGGTGGTTCTTAGGAAACAGCAGGCCGGACTTCGCCAGATTGGTCTTGAACATATCCGGTATATCGTCGGGCATCCGTATGAGCTTCTGCGGTGTCGCGGCACCCGATACGACCCGCACCAGACATCGGCAGTTCCATCCGTTCGGCGGGTAGATCGTATCCCATATCGGGTCGCTCATGGGGCGTTGCAGGCCGTTGAGTGCAGCGTGCGAGGCGCGCACGCGGTCGTCGCCGACAGTCACGTAGCGTAACATGGGATCCCCGCCGCGCGCTTCGAGCGACGCCCACTCGGAAGCCGTCTCAGCCGCGCCGATGGCCGTGTCGTATTCGGTTCGAAGATAGTCGACGTTGTAGCGGCTGTCGATCTTGCGTGCCTCGGTTTGGAACTCCGAGAAGCTGCGCACGCGCCCCTCATCGTCGGTGAGCGCATCGGTGAGGGTTCGCAGCTGGTGGTGGTTCTTGGCCACGGAGAACTGGTAGACATTGCGGCGGAGGTTCTCGACCATTCCGAAGTCTGTCGTGCCGTACTCGGGCGTTATGGCTTGCTTCCCGTAGCCGTCGATAAGCGCTTCGCGCAGCTCATCCTCGGTGAAGGCCAGCGACTGCCCGTCGAATTCCGGCGCTTCGCCCTCGAAGATACTGCGCAGTGTCTCGACGGCGACGTGTCCCCCGTCTACCTCTGCCCGTACATCCGATCCAGCTCGGCTACTGCCGGGCTTTTTTTTTTGAGCTCGGCCGTTGCGAACAGTCCCGTCGATTGCTGTTTCACGCCCGTTATTTCGATGTTGTATTTTTCTTTAAAGTAGGCAGGGTCGACCTCGTAGTTGGCCAGTATCATCTGCTCGATCTGCAACTGTTGTTCGGGCGTGTAGCTCACGGCTTCGTCCCACACGAACTCGTCGTCTTCGGTGAAAGGCAGCCCCATGTCCTGCAACTTGGGCAGCAGCTGCCAGTTGACCATCGAGGCGATCATCGCCATGCGGGAGTGTACGACACGGTTGAAGATGTCGAGGTGCGTTTCGGACTGTGAGAGCGACGACCCGTCGTCGATGGTCATCGTCTGGTTGAGAATGGCCTTCGAGATGTTGGTTTGCGCCCGTGCGATACGCTGGTCGAAGACCTGAAAGGCATCTCCTCGCTGCGTTTCGAGGAACTTGATCTCGGTACCTTCGGGGAAAAGTCCGAATGCCGCGGCGCCCATCTGCCGCAGCGCCGACATGATCGTGGCCTTGTCGCTGTCGTCCGTGGAGGTCGTCGTCGCCCACCGCACGGGAATACCGAACAGTTCGCCGAACGAGTCCCAGAATCCCGACATGTTCTTGATGGATATGGCTTCGGGTGCCACTTTAAGCAGGAACCCCAGCGGCTCGTCGGCATTTATGTCGATGAGGAACCGGTTCAGGCGGGGGTTGTTGCGGTAGTCGATACCCATCGACAGGTCGTCGTTGATGTCTTTCAACACCAGTCCGTACTCCGGCACGACGTGCTCGCGCGGAATAAGGTGTACGCTGTCGATCGTCCGGCGTCCGCGCATTTCGACGACATTTCCCAGCTCTACGAGTGAATTCCCCCACGCCTCGGCATCGAGGGCGTGGTGCATCAGGTCACGGAACCACGGGCAGGAGATGATCGAGGTCTTCTCCGGCAGCTCCTTCGACGTTTTCTCCGAACGAATGTAGAAGCGTCGCTGCATGACGGCCGTCTCGATCTGCCGCATACAACCTTCGACCTGCGTGTTGAGTACGACGTCGGCGTAGACGTTGTAGAGAT